TAAACCCCAAACATAATAAATGTTGTCGATATTATTTTTGATTGTGATCGAAATAACTTCGTGATTAGCTTGATCAGGCTCAGGGAATCCATCGTCTGATGCAACCTCGATATCGATAGTTGATACATTGATTCTGTCTCGATCGAATTTAATTTCACCTGGAAACTTTTCGTATATGAATTGAGCAATATAGTTTTTATTGCCATATAGAGTTTGATCTTTACCGAATACACCATTCCATTGCGCTTCATAATCTTTTACGTCACGCATGGTATCAAAGAGTTTAGGTGCTACTCGTGTACCATCAAGGGCAAATGCTGTGCCATTTGGATTAGCAACATACATTGTAGGTGAGAACTTAATACGTTCTTCGTATCGATGATTATCTTTATAACCTCGATAAAGTAATTGATTGCCGTAGCGAGTTACTGATGTGTAAAATTCCAAGTATTATCTCCAATGATTAGGTCTATTATAACATAAAGTGGCATGAATGTACATGCTTTTTTACATAATAATTTTCTTTTCATTGGAAGGTGTTACTATCTTAGAGAACATCTGTTGATATTGATTTTGTAAATCTTGTACTGGATCAACCATAAACATAACCATTGATGTATTGATATCAAATCCTTTTGATGCATCTGAATAAGCCATGAATGGTGCTAGACCAAGTTGATTCTGTTGAGTTGGGATTAGAATCGCTACATCAGTTAAAACGATTTTACCATCTGCTTCTTTTACATCAGCGATAAGTTCTTCACCAGTAGAGATTCGTACGATTTTAATATTTGCCATTATATAGTCCTTGCATTATAGTGAGGGAGGCGAACCTCCCTCGATTCATATTTTATTTATTAACCTTCAAACAATAGTTCAGGTTGTTTCATTTCAAGTGAACCAATTTCAATCTTACGAGCTTTCTTCTCTTCAGGAACAATTCGCTCAAGACCAATAGTAAGTACACCATTTGTAAGATCTGAACCATTTACTTCTACCATTTCATTTAGAGTAAAAGTACGTTTGAACTTACGAGCTGAGATACCTTTATGAAGGAATTCATATCCTTCAGGATCGTCGCCTTTGATTTCACCAGTAATTGTAAGTACATGCTCTTTCAATTCGATGTCAAGATTATCTTCTGAGAATCCTGCAACAGCAAGTTGAATGACATAAGTGTCTTCACCTGTTTTTACAATATTATGTGGTGGATAAGATGGTTTTTGATTAACGTTTACTCGTTCTAATTCATCGAATAGACGATCAAAACCAATGAAATGCGGGAACATATTCCCGAAATGATTGCTTATAGTCATGTTAAAGACCTCCTTTATTAAGCAAGGTTATACAAGTTTGGACCAGATTATTCTGCATCCAATTTTATTTATAATACTATTATACCATAGTTTTATAAAAAAGTAAAATATTTTTTAAAATCCATCTAAAGTAAATATTGGGCCAGCTAAGTCGGTATTTAAATCTCCAACACCATTTATACTAAAGGTTGGATTAACATAAAAATCAGGAGCATCTCCTATACCACCAACAAGATAATTAGCATTAAGAGTAACATCCCAAGGACCAGATCCATCACCACCAGTAGCTGTAATTACTAATCCTTGTCCAGACCATCCACCATTGTTAGTTGGAGTTGCAGTTGCAACACCAGCATAATAACCACCATAATCACTAGTTAATTCTACTGCTGCGGATGCTGTATAACTTGGTGCACCAGAGAAACTAAATGTTAATTTACCTGTTAATGCTTGACTGTTGACAGCATGTGTTTCTTTTGCAACAGTTCTAGCAATTGGATTAGCTCCTTCAGCATATTCATAACCAGAACTTAACCAAACATATATTTGTCTATCTGAATCAATACCTACAAATCCTATTCCATCATCGAATCTAATTGCCCATAGATGACCAATCATTTCTGCAGGAAAACCATCCCATGATCCGGATGCTGCATCCCACGCGCCTTGGGTTTGTTCTATAAAATCATCCCAATTATTTTCGTCTCTATCATTTATCATTCCTTTAATGCCTTGCCAACCTTGCCAACCAGCATTCAAAAG